TCGTGAATCGGAGGAGCAGAGTTCTTTTAACAGGACTTCCGCTCTATCTGATATTAAGTTCTCTAGACTTGGAGAGCAATGGGACGAAAAGATAAAAGCCCAAAGGCTAGAAGATAGCAGACCTTGCTTAACAATAAATAAATTGCCAGCATTCATTCGTCAGGTTGTTAATGATGCAAGAATGCAAAAGCCCCAAATTGAAATCAAACCTGCTGATAGTTACACCGATGTTGACACTGCTAGAATTATTGACGGATTAATCAAACATATTCAAAGACGTTCACACGCTGATGTTGCTTATGATACGGCACTAGAACACGCAGTAACTTGTGGATTTGGTTTTTTCCGTGTTTCTGTAGATTGGGCAAATGATAGAAGTTTTGCATTAGAGGCTAAAATAGAACGCATAGCAAATCCTTTAATGGTTCATTGGGATACAAACACAACTGGCTTTAATGCAGAGGATTGGGAATATTGTTTTATTTCTGATTTTTTAAGTCCTGAAGAATTTAAGGCAAAATATCCAAAAGCAAAAGAAGTAAGTTTTGAAGGTGATACAAGGGACGGCGTTAATGCTTGGACAGCGACAGACGGACAAATCAGGGTAGCTGAATATTTTTGCAAGAAGTATCAAAAAGAAACACTTTGCTTGCTGTCAGACGGCAAGACAATTTTAAAATCAGAATTAGAAGCTGATGAAGAAATGCAAGTTGTCTTTGCTTTAAATGGAATTGAAATTGTCAAAGAGCGAGAAATAAAAACACCAAAGATAATTCGCTATGTGATTAACGGCATTGAAATTTTAGAAGAAGAAGAGTGGGCTGGTTCTTTTATTCCAGTTATTCCTGTATGGGGTGAGGAGGTAATTGTAGAAGGTAAAAGACATTTACGCTCTTTAATTCGTGATTGTAAAGACCCACAATCGATGTTTAATTTTTGGCGAAGTGCTACAACTGAATTAGTAGCATTAGCACCAAAAGCCCCTTATTTAGTTCCGAAGGGTGCGATAGACCCTAAAGATAAAGCTAAATGGGAAAAAGCAAATATTAAAAATTTTGCTTATCTTGAGTACAATCCGCAAGCTGGAGCCGTGCCACAAAGACAAGCTTTTGCTGGCGTTCCTGCTGGTGCATTACAAGAGGCTATGAATGCCAGCGATGACATAAAGATGATAACTGGCATTTATGACGCTTCGCTCGGTGCAAGAAGCAATGAAACTTCAGGCAAGGCAATTCAAGAGCGTAAATTGCAAGGTTCTTTAAGTAATTTTCATTTTATCGATAACTTAAACAGGGCTATTCAATATTGTGGTAAAGTTCTAGTTGATATAATTCCAGCGGTTTATTCGCAACAAGAAACAATAAGAATAATCGGCGAAAATAACACAGAGGAAGTTATTAGGCTTGCAAATCAAAACAACAGCACAGTTGAAGAAGGCACTCCGCTTTATGATATTTCAACAGGCTATTACGATGTAGAAGTCAAATCTGGTTCGGCTTATTCAACACAAAGAGAAGAAACCAGAGAAACATTAATAGAAATTATGACAAGAGTTCCAAACGCAGCCGCTTTAATCGGTGATGTGTTAATGGAAAACATGGATTTTGTAGGAGCTGATAAAGTAGCTGAAAGGTTAAGAGCTTTATTGCCTCCACAATTAAACAATCAACCAACCGAGCAGGGAGTAAATCCAGCTCAACAACAACCTTTAGGAGGTAATATTTAAATGTACGAAATAAACGAATCAATCGACAATGATGTAATTGATACTCAAGAAGTAAATGACGTAGTTGAAGAAACTGAAGGGTTTGAAACTTCTGAAACAGAAGAAAGTCAAACTGATGATGACAATTCAACTGAAAGCGAAATTGAAGAGTTAGAGTTTGATTTTGGTGGTAATAAGAGAAAATGGGCGAAAAATGCAACCGTTGAAACTATTGCTGAAGATTTAAACGCTTTCACAAAAGGTTTATGGTCTGACTATACAAAAAAATCTCAATCAATCGCAGAAAAGGAAAAAGTTTTAGAAGCCAGATTGCAGGCAGTCGATAAACTTCACTCTATGACTGACGATATGATGAATGATTACGCAAAAGGCTTAAATCTTACAAACGAATTAGAGCAGCTTACACAAATTGATATATCAAAACTATGGAATGAATCACCTGATGAAGCAAGAAGATTAACAGATATGATTGCACGCAAAAGGGAAGAATTTTATAATACGATACAATCGTTAAACAATAAAGAGTTGCAGTTAAACCAATCACGCACAGCTTTTATACAGAAAGCACATGAGGAAGGTGTAAATCAAATTAAGAAAGCAATCCCAGCTTTTAATCCTGATGAGGTTATTGCTTATGCAAAAACTCAAGGAGTTAAAGAATCTGATATTGCTAATTATGGTTTAAATCCTTATGCGGCTATTACGACATATAAAGCAATGATGTATGACAAGATGCAAGCCAAACTAAATACAAAACCAGCGATAAAAGAAGCAAAGCCGTTAAAAGCGGTTGTTTCCAAAGGTGGCAAGGTTATTAAAAGTTTAGACGATATGACACCAGAGGAATTTGCTCAATATCGCAGAAAACAATCACAATAATTTTTTTGAAAGGCTAAAAGATGTCAAATACTATTTTAACACCGAATATTATCACAAAAGAAGCTTTACGCATTTTACACGAAAAGCTTACTTTTATTGGTAGTATTTACAGAGGTTATGACGATTCTTTTGCAAAAAAAGGAGCAAAAATCGGCGATACCCTTAAAATTAGAACACCTAACGAATTTACAGTTCGCACAGGTAAAACTTTAAACGTACAGAATGTTGAAGAAGAAAGCATTGAATTAAAAGTAAACACTCAAAAAGGTGTGGATTTTAAATTTGATAGTTCTGAATTAACGCTTAAAATTGATGAGTTTTCAGAAAGATATTTGAAACCAGCAATGACAAGACTTGCTGCCGCAATGGAGGCTGATGCTTTAACAATGATTAAAGACATCTATCAGCTTTCAGACCAGGACGGCATAGCAGTAACAGCTTTAACTATGGGAAAAGCAAGAGAAATTTTAAATAATGCTCTTTGTCCTTATGACGGACGCAATATCTTGTGGCAGTCAAATAGAGTTCCAGCATTAGTTAATTCTGTTTCAAATAACTTCCATGCAAGTAAAAAACCTTATATGGAAGGTGCTTTAGGTAGAGCCGCAGGCTTTGAACATTATGAAAGTTCTTTAGTTCTTCCTCATACCACAGGCTCTTGCGTTGCAACAACTACTTATGTTATTGACGGAGCAAATCAAACAGGTTCATCTATTAAAATCGGCACAGGACACACTACCACTTTAAATAAAGGTGATATTGTTACTCTTGCAGGTTGTTATAGAGTCCACCCTGAAACTAAACAAAACACAGGTGTATTACAGCAATTTGTTGTAACTGAAGATATGGCAGGCGGTGCAACTACCCTTAAAGTATCTCCAGCTATTGTAACCTCAGGTGCAAGACAAAACGTTTCTGCAAGTCCGACTAACGGCGGTGCAGTTCTTAAAATTGCAGCTCCAACAGCAGGACTTTTAATTGACAGCACTATTGCATATCATAAAGAAGCTTTTGCTTTTGCAACAGCAGATTTAATTATGCCAAATGGTCTTGATTTTGCAAGTCGTCAGGTTCTCGATGGCATATCAATGCGTATCGTAAGGGATTATGATATTAACAATGATACAATGCCTTGTAGAATTGATGTGTTGTATGGTTGGAAAACTATACGTCCTCAATTAGCTTGCAGAGTTCATGCAGACGGTTAATAACAACAAGGGGTGTAAAAGCCCCTTGCTTTAAATTTTGAAAGGTAAAATAAAATGTCAAAAAAACAATTATCAGACGGTAATCCAGACGGCACAGTATTAGGGCAGTCAGCAACCGATAAAATAGCTTTCTTTGGTGGAACTCCTATTGCTAAACAGGGCGGTACTGCAATGGTAGTTCCAACAGTAGCTTATACTGTATCACCTACGGCAGGTAGGGGGTTTACTACTTCAGCTGCTTTCAATGCTTTTGTTGCTCAAGTTAGAGCTATGGCAGATGCTTTAGTAAAATATGGACTTATGAAGAACAGCTAATGTCTGAAGTTTGTAGAATAGATTTTATTCCGCAAATAACAATGGCGGAAGATGATAGAAAAAAGAATTTTGAATATAATATTAAAAAATTCAAAATGCTTGATTTGTCATCTCCAACATTACAAGGAAAGCGAGTTGCCATTGTTGGCGGCTCGCCTTCTTTGATTAATCATTTAGAAGAATTAAAAGAATATGATGTAATTTGGGCTATTAACGGCACTTATAAATATTTAAAAGAAAAAGGCATTAAATCGGTATTTGTAACGGTTGATGCATATTTTCAAGATGTTTCTGATGTTGAAGAAGCTATTGTAATTAATACCGCTTGTAGAGAATTAATAGATAATTTTAAAACTGAAAATGTAAGGCTAGTTTCATTAGAGCCACAGTTCGGAGAGCCTTTTTTGAATGGTGGCACTACAACGGCAACAAGACTTCCTCATTTAGCATTTTTATTAGGTTGTTTTGATATTGGTATATTTGGTTGTGACGGTTCATATACTAATACAACTCATGTAAACGGAAGCCCTAAGCTTAACGTAACAAGTGAAACTATGTTGATTGTTAAGATTGAAAATGAAGAATTTTTAACGAACGTTCAAATGTTGCATCAGACTGAAAATTTAGTAATGTTTGTTAAAGAGTTTCCTGAATTTATAAAAAATCATAGTGAGGGCTTACTTAAGGCAATGGTTAAGAATGATAATTGGACGACTGTTGCTTTTAGTGAGCTTTTATATAAAGACTTGCTTGCAGGAAACTGTATTGATGAACAACCACTATATAAGGAAATAGTAATATGAATTACCCAAAAGTTTTGTATTTTAAAGGTTTTGAAGAAGTTAACAATAATGTTGTTGTTAATAATTTAGAAGAAGAAAAGGAAGCTCGTATTCTTGGCTTTAAAGACATTAACGAGTTTTATGCAAGAGATAAAGAAGGCAATCTTGATTTTACGCAAATTGTAAAAGAAAAAGGTGTTGCAGAAAAGACACAGGTTGTAGAACAAAAAACAAAATCTAAAAAAGGTAGAAAATAATGTCTTTATTAACGATTTGCCAAGATGCCGCAAGAGAAATAGGCTTGAGTATTCCAAGTCAAGTATTTGGTTCTAACTTGCCAGAAGTTCAAAAGCTTTTAAGATATGCTCAAAAAGCAGGTATTAGATGTTTAAAAACTTCAGCTTGGCAATCATTAAAAAAAGAAGCTACTTTCACAAGCGTTGCTGGTGAGGAACAAACAGGAATATTGCCAAGTGATTTTGATAGGTTTGTCAGTGATACGATGTGGAATATTACAGATAATATTCAAATTTTGGGTTCTATTCCTAGTAACGAATGGGCTGGTTTAAAAGGTTCTGGTTATAATGATATTTCTAAACCGAAATTTGTTTTAAGAGAAAGTAAGGTTTTAATAACCCCAGCTATGCAAGCAGGCAAGACAATAACTTTTGAATATATTACAAACGAGTTTGCATTAGATAGTTTAGGCAATCCACAAAGCAGATTTTTACATGATAGTGATACAAGCTTAATTGATGAAGAGCTGCTAACTTTAGGCACGATATTTGAATATTTACACAACGAGGGCTTACCTTTTGCTATTGCTGGCAATAACTACGAAGATAGAAGAAAGCTTTTATTAGAGAATGAATTGCCTGATTATAATTATTTAATTACAGGGGATATATTCGGTGGCTAGACAAGCTTCAGTTTCCAAATCAATAACAGCCCCAGTCGGTGGGTGGGATACCGAAAACGCTCTTGCAGATATGCCAGAGATAAACGCTGTTGTTTTAGATAACTTTTTTCCTAATACAGATTCGGTAGAATTAAGAAAAGGATTCACAGAATGGTCAACTGGCATGACTGGCAATGTTGAAACCTTAATGCAATATGCCAAAACAGACGGCACAAATGAACTTTATGCAGTTAATGACGGGAATGTCTATAATATAAGCTCAATCGGTGCGGTAGGTTCGCCAGAGGTTAGCGGATTAACTAATTCACGCTTTCAATATATTAATTTTGGTAATGCGGCAGGATCTTTTTTAATTGCGGTTAATGGCGAAGATACACCTCTTTTATATAACGGCACAACTTGGAGCAATACTGCTATTTCAGGGGTCGGATTAACAGAAAATAATATAGTTTGGATTAATAATCATCAAAACAGATTATGGTTTGGCGAAAAAGATTCTCTTGATGCTTGGTATTTAGATGTAACAACAATCGGGGGTACAGCAACTTTGTTTCCTTTAGGTGGGATTGCTAAATTAGGCGGTTATATTGTTGGAATGGGAACATGGACAAGAGATAGTGGCGAGGGTTCTGATGATGTAGCAATATTTGTTACCTCAAACGGCGAAGCTATAATTTACGCAGGAACAGACCCTAGCGATATATTGACATGGTCGTTAATTGGCGTTTTCAGAATAGGTAAGCCAATTGGCAGACGTGGAATAATTAAAGCTGGTGCTGATTTAGTTTTAATCACTCAAGACGGATTTGTAACGGCACAATCAATTTTAATGACGGATAGAAGTCAAAGCCAAAAAGTCGCAATTTCTACTCAAATAAATTCGGCAGTTAATAAAGCAGTTAGACAATACAGCGGATTGTTTGGGTGGGAAGCTTTCATATATCCACAAGGCACAATGTTAATCTTTAATATTCCTCAAGGTGGTAATAAATATCATCAATATATTTTTAACACTTTAACAGGCAAGCCTTGCAGATTTATAGGCATTAATGCAAATACATTTTGTTTATATGGTG